GCCATCATATTGCTGGCCACTGAGCCGGCTGGAACTTTTGCCATAAAAAAATCTTTTAATCCAAATGATTTAGGACTATCTGTAAAAATTTCTCTTATAGAAAAATTAATCGGATCCCACTTAACACGTACAGGAAATTTAAGAGGATAATCTAAAAGAAGATGTTCTTCTGTGTCGATGGTATAACCCGGGCGGTCAACATTAACAATGTAAGCTGAAGGGATACCATCTAAAAATAAATAAAAACGATGCGCTTGCTGAGCGTTCCATCGTATTTCAGCAGGACTTAATTGAATTTGCCCACTAAAAAGACTATATTTTGCTACATTTCCGAGACCGCGACTAGTAAAAGTCTGCTTGGATCCGACATGTTCTGGAACTCCAGTTGCAATTGATGCCATACTATAAATAGAGTAATCTTATTTTTTTTAACTTAAGACGGCCCAATCATAACGGAAACCAACAGTTAACTCGACCAACCCTTCATCACCATAGCCCATGTTATTATAGTTAACGCTCTTAACCCATGGATTTTTTAATTCCCAGGTCTCAATAACATTGCCATCTGAATCTAATGTTTGAATTGTTATCTGTCCAACGTTAGCAACAAAAGCTTTTTTAGAAAGTGTTCTGTTGAGAAAAGTGTCGTCGCCGGGGGTGTGAGAAAAATCACTAGGAGGAACATAGCCACTATTCTTAATATAATCAAGCAACTTTTTAGAAGTGTTGGCATCAACTGGATCAATTAAAGTAACACTAATTTCATTCCAAGTAACGCGGCCCGGAAAATAAAAGTCATGAACAAAATATTCGTGCTTCGCTTCACCAACTGAAACTGTGGGCCGGTCGGTTGTTTTAACAGTGTAAGTTGGAATGCCGTTAATATTCAGCAAAAACTTATATTTTCTTTTAGGTTCGGCAATTGGTGACCAAACTGGTTGAATTGGCATTTATCTTTCTCCTACTTTAATTAGTCTATTATTTAAATTAGTCATCAAAGGACGCTCCCGTGTTCGTAATGATGAAATCAAGCGCGATGAACTCAATTGCCCGGGCCGGCTTCAGGAACAACTTCGCATACATAATATTCTGATCGATTAAATCAGGCGTGGTCGTAGACTCGTCAAGTACCAGCTTGTAATCAGTTAATCCAAAACGACTCTTAACATCGTCCAAGAATGGAATTGCTTGATTCTTAAAGTTGTTCCAAGTGTCTGGCACGTTGGGCTCAAATAGAATCCTATTAGAAATTCGCGAAAGACCCCTCTTAAGGAAAATCAGTAATCTTCTAACGTTAATTCTATCAAGAGCGCTTCTTTCAACCTGAAGCGTCTTTTGACCAAACATTACAACGCCCTCATTCGGGAAATTGGCGATTGGGTTGACATTAACCTCATAGAGGTCGTCGCGCTCATCCTTAAAAAGCTTAATTGCAGTCGACACCACGGCCAAGCCGCATTGCCCGCTCGATAAGCCGCCGCGGTTAAAACCAGCAGGAGCAAACCATGGAGCTTGAACACGATCAGTGTAGGCCATGGCCCCGAGGGCAGCAACCGAAGGGGGCACCCACACGTCTCTGCTATTAACGCTGTCGCGAATTTTAACCCATGGGTAATAAACAGCACCATAGCTTGTATTGAACTTTTCATCTCTCATTGCCGTGACGGCCGCGGTGACGTCACCATAGCCCGAAGAAAAGCCTGAATCATATTTATAATCCGCGGGTGGCACATAACCTGCACCATCGGAGCCAGCATCCGGTACGCCAACGACGGCCAAGGCATCTGCGCGGGCAGTTGTGTTGTCTAAAAGTAGATTTATCAACGTACCATCTCGCAGGCCCGGGATTGCAGCAATATTATAAGCTACGCTTTCCGGATTTTTAATCGTTTCAATCGCTCGATAGAACGACATAAACTCATAGCTGGTTTCTTTAACGCCAGTATCAATTTGGCTATTTGCAAACGGATCAGAAACAGTGATATCAAACCCGTCAACACCACCAAAGAAAACGGTGGTTAACTTTCCGGAGCCTGCTTGTAGAACAGTCTTGTAGCTGCCACCATTGGCATTGCCACCATTAAAGTTGCTTGGCACTGAAGCAGTTGCACTGAGCGAATATTCGCCATTGCGCGAGGCGGTATCGTAAGTTAAAATACTAGATGAAATGGCAAGGTTCGCAGGGATGGCGTTCAGTGCAGCATTTTGAATTGTTACATTGTCCAAACTAACTGCATATTGATATTTTAACACGGTGCCATCAGCCGTGTGTTGGTTGCTTGTACCAACGGGCTTGGCTCTTACTAAATCGCGAACGTCGTCATAAAACTCATTAGAGTTGTCAACTGTTGTGTAGGCGCCCCAGTAGGCCTGCTTGCGGCTGTCGAGCAGGGCGGTGGTTGTTCTTGTTTTGACTTCGGGGAACACAAGCTTGACGCTGGGGAACTGTGAGGAGCCGCTGAGTTCGGTCGAGGCGAGACCATGGCCGGTGGTGAAGTCGGCGCCGCATCGGACATAAGGGTTCGCACTGTCGATGAGGGAGGTCGTTCCGGACCAAGTTACATCAATCCACTTAGTTGGGCCGGTTACACCGAAAGGAACCAAATCTGGGCCCGGGGTGTAATCACTGGCCAATTCAACACGAATGTATTTAGAATTATTATCAAACTCGCCCTTTTCGTAAGTTCGACCAGCAGTTTCGTCATAAGCAATATATTTTGTTCCAACCTTTTTTAAAAGGTAATTATCTGATTCCGCATTCATGTTGCATCCAACAAAAGATTCAACCACCCTTGGATCGCCGTCATTGTCAGTTAATTGACGAAGTTGAACAGTAAATGTTGCATAAGGATCAACGTCTTCATTCGAAGAGGCTTGAATGTTTACTAATGATATCTTAAGATTATTCTGTGTCCACTCGCCGGCGTCCAAACCAACAAAACGGAACATCTTTTTAGAGCGGTTGCCGATGTTGGTTATCATATTTGTGCTCCAACCGCTGCCGGGGGCGCCGGTATCTTGGCTTAAAAACCAGCCAGACTTAGAATAAGTGTCGTCTGTTAGTGCTGGCTGGGTTTGAATATGCTGAGTAATGGCTGAACCGCTGCCTAGGCCGATGACGGCGGCAAGCCAATCAGTTTCGGTTGTGCCTACAGCCACACCCGCAAGTGCGCATTGATCGAGAAAGGAATTTTCAAAGGTTTCGCCGAGGAAGTATTTAACCTCTCCCTCGTCGCTTTTGCGACCAAGCAGCGTAGGATTAGTATTAAATACTTTACGAACAAAATCGCCGCGGCCTTTAACAAAACTAAATGGTGGGTTGTTCAGCGAGTAGGCGGTACCCGTAAATCCGGTCGCTATAACGGGGACGCCGGCGGCCTGGGCGCCTTCGTTCTGCTTAAGCAGCCAACTGCCGGCCTGGGTGTTCGAGCTTGGCGCGGTGATCGTGCCGCCAAACACGTCCAGTGCATTTCCGGCCGCGTCGGCCTCTAAATAGAAAATTGCAGCAAGTGAGCCGGTGGTGGCTTCGGTGGCGGACCCAGAGGGCGCGACGAAGATGCCATAAGCGCCGCCATGGGTTTCGTTGCCGGCATATGCAGTCCCCACCGACCAGCCGGCTTTGGCGCTTGCATCGTCAGTCGCGTTATCTGATTGGACGCCCAACAGACGAATATAGGTCGCAGCTTCACCATTTTTTAACCACGATTGAATAGCATAGGGCCCATACATTGGAGAAGTGTAGTTGCCGTTTCTCCAAACATCTCCTCCGGTGCCACCTGCAACAGGGTTGCCAAAAGTCTGAACGAATTCAGAAAAACTTTCCACTCTTACCGGCGTGAACGCGGGGCCCCTAGCTGCCCGGCCAATAATGACCGGCCCTACAGCGGGCACGGCTGCAGGAATTTGGGACTTATCAATCTCTTCAATGTGGATTTGTGGTGAGATAAACTTAAAATTCTTAGCTGAAACTGCCATGCTTCTTGTTCTCCTTGTGGCTCAAAATTACTCTAAGGTAAATAGTTTTCGAAAAAGCAAAATGCTTACTCCCTATAAAAACCATTTTTAATTGCCTCATTGACATCACCCACCACTACTCTTTCACGAGTGAAACGAACCTTAACGGGACCCTCTCGTTTCACTACAACTGGAGTATCTTGATTGGCGCCATTTGATGTTATATAGCCCAAAACTTTAATTTTAATTTCTGAATCGAACCTTTTTTCATCCTCACCCAAGGCAGTAGAGTTGCTTGCAATTGCATAATCAGACTCAATAAAAGCCTCGTAAACGTGTTTTTCGTAATTAACCAAAAACTGATTAATGCCGCCGGTGTGAGTTTGAAAAGGCTGTAAAATTTGATTTAATTGTTGCAAATATTGTGTTCTTATTTTAATCGAATAGCCAACATCTAAAAATACAGGATAAGGAATATAAAGAGTTTCATAAACGGGGGGGACGCCACTTACTCCTTCTGGATATTTAAAATTATTTTGATTAAAAAGTCTTTTTGATTCAGCATTTTTAAAATTTCTTGATTTATCTTTTACTATCTTTCTTGAAATTGGGAAAGCGCCCCTTTTTACATCCCCCTCAAACAGTTTCATTGGAAAGAGGTTGCCGGGGATAACGCGTTCGTCGACGGACGTTTTTGCAACATTGGTTCTTTCAATTATCATGGCCGGATAGACAATGGCTTGTGAGTCTATCTCTCGCAATTCTTTATTATTTTTAACTTGAAAGGCCCTTTCTGCAGTGATCCAAATAATAGGCACCTTTCTCATTCCTTCATTAGAATCAGTGTAAAGGTCCAAAGTTTCATTAAGCCACTTATAAAGAGCAAAATCAATCGTTTCTAAAGAAGAGGGGGCCAGTGTTTTGTCTGGTGTTGATTTATCTTGCATCAAATTTGCCCTTTCTTGATCTTACACAATCTGCTACTATTTCATATCTGTGGCCTATTTGACCAAATAATTGTTTTGGCTCATTTAATTTGGTAATTTCATAAAAAATCTTTCCATAAAGAACAAAATCGCCTTCTCTAACAAATAAATCTTGATCTTCGGTTAATCGTCTTTTACTAAAATGAACTGTCAATGTGGCCCTTTTGTCCACGCCGAAATCTGACGTTTCCGTTTCATAACCACCAAACTCTACCAAAGCATAAACACGGACAGGAGGTAAAAACGTTTTCTCCATTGCCTCACCATAAATCGGATGATAATTTGAATGTTCTAGGCTTAATGAATAATACAAAATTGGCTGTGCAACTACCCTTTCAACAACCTCATCTGTGACCTGTTTAACAAAGTCTCTTTCTTTTTTATTAAAAAACAAAGGACCCGGCGGAGCAGTTGGTTGTGCCCATTCGTCTTTTCGATTCTTATCGGCCATTTATCACCCCTGGAAAATAACCATTGGAATTTG